AGAGCTACCATAACCAGAACGGGTAGTCTGGGTGGCAGATACGATAGGTACGTTCGCTTCGACAGCGAGTCCTCTAAGCTCTTCAGCAATTGCCTTGATATAGCTATATGAATTGACAGAACTGTTTCCGCGATACCTTTCGGAAGCACATATATTAAGGTAATCAATGAAAATAATATCAGGACGGAATGATTTCTTAAGAGCAAGCTCATTGAGAAGTGACTTAAAATGTCCTGCATGAGCAGTCGCAGTAGGGTACTCCTTAATAATTAGGGTGCCTTGAGTCTTTTTGGCAAGGTTTGTCACCTTACTCTCAAACATCATCTTGGGAAGTTCTGTTATCTCCTGGATAGGAACATTGAGAAGATTAGCATCGATTCGCTCTGCAATTTTCTCCTCAGCCATTTCAGCCGTGATGTATAGTACGTTTTTCCCTCCCAGGAGTGCGGAAGATGCGACATGGCACATAAACAAACTTTTACCGACACCAGTGCCAGCAAGAGCAATGTTAAGTGTTTTGTTCGGCAACCCACCTTTCGTAATCTTGTTGAAATATTCCAAGTCGAAGGGGATAAGATCTTCCTTGCGGTGGTACGCTTCATATCGTGCTTCATAATCAGTCAGGTAGTCATGTCCAATATGAGTGTCAAAAGACACTGCTAAAGCATCCGACAAGATACTAGGAATAGCACCTCTATCTTTCTTTTCATCCTTTCCATCTGCAAGAGCGATGGATTCCATCAGTGCCAAATAGATGGCACGATCTCTACACCACTTCTCTGTGGTATCTACTAACCAATCAAAATCTGTAGGAACATCCTCAAGATAACTGATGAGTTTAGTAACTTCTTTGAACGCAGTGTCAGTAATATCACCGCGCTTCTCTGTCTCAATACAAAGAACTTCCTTTGTAGTGGGTTGATTATAGTCTGTTACAAAGTTACTAATCTCCTCAAAAACTACTCTTTCATTAATGTCTTCAAAATAATCTGCTTTGATAAATGGAATTACCTTGCGAAGATATTCCTCGTTATAAAGCAGATTTCTCAGAATAAGGATTTCAACTTTGTCCATTAACTACCGTAACTAAACTCCTGCTTTGCAATCTCATCAAGTTGTTCCATCACCTCAGGGGTGAAGTATGTTTCAGGTTCCTTGAGAATTTGTTTGGCATATACTTTCTTGCCATCCATCTCATAGCGTCCTGCTACATTTTTCCAGAGTCCTCCGATTTCTCCAAGTTCCAACAAACCATAATACTTATCAAGCCCGCGCTCATCATAATACAAGCGTACAGTAACATCTTTATTCTCCTTACTCAGACGCGACTTAGCAGTCTTTGCTTTGATAAGGTTGCCGACGACAGCCGTTCCATCCTTTTCCTTTTTCTTTGAGAGATGGATGATTGTAGAAGCAGCATACTTGAGTCCACTACCTCCACCCATTTCCTTTGTAGGGACATACGCACCGATGACATCATAAGTGTGGTTAGTAACAATCATTGGAATGTTAGCCTGTCCCAACTTCAAAGTCAACATCCTGAACGCACCTTTAATCAGTTGTGATTTTGTCATATCACGAACCTGCTTTTCATTGAGTGCGTCGGTAATCTCCTTCTCAGTGGACAGCATACCCAAAGAGTCTAGGACAAACATGCATGGTTTGCGTTCATCTTCAGATTTTTTTAAGTATAAGTCAACCGCCTTGAGTGCTTTACTCCTAAACTCTTCGACGGTTACAACATTAACCACCACCAACCTATCTAAGTCAATCCCGCGACTTGCGATAAGAGACTTGTTAACAGCGGCTTCAGTGTCAAAATATAAGCAATAACCATCAGGATTAGAATCCAAGAAGTTTTTGACAACGGCGAGACTGAAAAAAGTTTTTCCAGTACTAGACTCGCCAGCAATGGCAGTAATCTTATTCCCAGATACACCACCAAATATACTCCCTGAAACAAGTCCGTTAAAAATGTACGAACCTGTGTCCACGTATTGTTCTGTGTCGTCGATGTCTGCGGCGAGTTTGGTGTAGTCATCTCCGATTTCTTTTACAATCTCTTTTAGAAAATCCATTAAATTACAAATCCAAATTCTTCACGGGCAATTTTCTTGTACGGACCGCCAGGATTGGCGTCACGAATCTCTTTAATTCTAGTCAATTTTTGATAAAGTGCTGCATCACCACCCAGTCGCAATGCACTGACGATGATAGCAAGTTCTTTATCGTTGATAGGCAATTCCATTTTAGTTTTGTAAGGAGATGTTTAGACTAATAGTTATTCTAGGCTCGTCAGAAGTTTGAATGAATACTCCATGAGGTAGACTCGATGGAAATATAACAAAGTCTCCTTCAGATGCCTCCAGATTATAAGAACCAAACATGTTTGAGTGTTCTATGTTCGTATGGGAGTACAATCTTTTTGTAGATTCCTTTCCAGAATAATACAAGTAAGTATTAGATTGATTGTAAAATGTGAGAGGAGGATGAACCTCCTTATCATACTTTAAGAAATAGACAGCACTATAAAGACTACTGTCACTCAAGTGAGTATGGTACTCTTGATTTGAACCTCTAACGTAGTAATTATACCACAAATTTTCAAAAAAATATTGATGCTGTTCCATTCCAACACTAATAGAGAATTTTTGATATTCTCTAGCAAGGATGGGAACAACATCAGAGTAATCTATGTCATTGTTTCCTCTACAAGAAGAATGAACATTACAGTCCCATTCAGATGTAGACTTCTTGTGTTTTTGATAGTTCTGTTCTATCTGCTCTAGGATGTTTTTTCTAATATCATCATCTAGAGATATATTCCTCTTCCAAATCTTAGTAGCAAATAGATTCTCAATCACCATCGTTTAGATTTCAAATAATTTAGAACGTCTTCGCGCACGTCCATCAACTCATGATAGCACTTTTGATTGTGAGCACACTGACGAAGAGCAGGATCTGGTTTGATTACAGACTCAATGAAGATATCAAGTCCCCGATTCCATTTTTCTTGCTTAGTCTCACCATCTGCAATCGTGTACTGATCTTTCATATGCTACGGAGGTTGAATGACAGGATTATTCTACTCGAATCGCCTCTGGTGGGCAAGACATAATGTGACAAATATGAAGGAAACACAACTAGACTTCCTTCACGGATATTTAGTGGGGAATATTCTATAACATTTCCACTCACGGCATCATGAAATGGGCAGACGAATGTGGGAGGTCTATGAGTATCCTCATCATACTCCACAAAACAGATTGCACTGTATCCATGCATACCATGATTATGTATTGAATGAAAGTTTCCAGGTTCATACTTCTGAAACCAGGAATGTTCAATACGACAATCAAATCCAGACTCTTCTTTAAAAGTGTCTAATTCCTTAGATAGGATACACTCAAGGAGATAAGAGTATCCATCAGCACCGAAATCAGTATAAACAGAATCCTCAAGATGTAACTCTCTGCTCTGAAATAAATCTAGTAAGTCTCTCTTATGAATATCCCACTGGTTTACTTCATACTGATAGAACGGTACGGAAAATATATTAATCATCCAAAGAAAAGTTCTAGGTTAATCGTCTTCTCTACACTCCACCCAATAGAGTCAAGAATAGTCTTGAGTGGTTCTACAAATGACTTATCAAATTGCAAGTCATAGTCAACATACTGTTCAATTCCAAGTTCTTTAGGAAACTCTTGAATGAAAGAGATTACATTTTCATGGAAGATGTTTGGTTTTTTGAGATAGCAGAACTTAATTTTCTCCCCGTTTTGAATCAGAGAATACTTATTGGTTAGTTTCTTCTCTTTGATATAGTGATTAAACAGTAGAGCACCCCGACAGTGAATGGGTGTCCCCTTCACATAGATACTGGAATTAGATTTATACTTTACCACATCAGAAACTGAGCGTGGAAAAGAAATATCTTCTGGAGGGAGAGACTTAAAGTGTTTTCTACTGTCATCAATGAATTTGATAACATCCTCTTCAGTTCCAGACATCAGAAGTTTGAAGGCATCTTTAAGCATCTGCCTACAGGGAGCAGGGGTAGAGGATTTGACTGCCTCAATACCCATGACTTTCAGTTTTGGTTCTTCGTAACGAACTCCTTCGCTGTCCCAAACGTTCAGAATATATCGCTTCTTAGCAGTCCAGATGCCTCTGTCAGCGATATTCTCACGCTTCATTTGCATTTTCTGCGAATACGCCGAGACATACGTCGCCAAGTCGCTGTAGCATTCGTCGATGTACGGTTCCAGCTTGTCGCTGCACACCATATCAAGTAACCCCACAATCTTTGCTTTGTCGCCAGACTTAGCAGCAAAAAATTTATCAACAAGAGGTCCGAGATTAAGATATATCGAATCAGTATCTGATGCGATAACATAATCGGTGTCTTCTGTTTTTAATAAATTATTTAGGTATTCGTTCATCTTATTCTCAATCCAACGAATTGAGACTTGCCCTGAGAGAGTAATCGCTTCTGCGTTCTCTAGTTTGTAATACCGAAAGTACTGATTGCCGATAGCACCATAAGCACTATTAAGAGATATCTTTTTCGCCATTTGTATATTATTGCAGCGAGCAATCTCTTTCTCAAGCTTCTTGGTAGGTGTAACTTCATAGTCCTTCTTTGCTTGAATCATCTTCTTTTTAAAGACAACCCTCTCTGCATACATCTTCTCCATTAGTTCAGGGAGAAATCCCTTCACATCTTTGCGATACATGGCACCGTTGGCACACACCGCATTATCCTTATACAACTCAAAGTTTAGTTCTTCCTTAAGGATTCTATCAACCGAAGCTGTGGGATGTCTCTCATCAAGGAGTGTCTCAGGGGAGATATTGTACTGCATAATAAGATGAGGATAGAGAGAGTTAAGGTCAAAACTGACAACCCAATCATACTTTCCTGGAATCGGTTCTTTGACATAAGCACCCGCGTACTTTTCGTTTTTCTGGGACTTATTACGAGGAGGGATAACAATATCTCTCTTCTTCAAATAGTTATAAATGATGTTGTCCCACATGCGAACTTGGTAGAACACATCTACATAATTCACTTTGGCATCATAAGCCATCGTCAAGGCAAGTTCAATAAGTTTCATCTTATCTTCCAACCTGTCAACCAATTCCACGTCAACAATGTTGTATTCAATGAACTTCTGCCAACCCTTTGTGTAGAAATCTTTGAACGTATCAAACTCACTGTGATCTAGTTTCTTCTGTCCCAGTTCCACACTGGCGATATAATCCAGACGATATGATTCCTGCGCCTTATAAGTAAACTTCTTATATAGATTCAAGTAATCAAGTTGAGTGACACCACCAACATCAAAAGTAATATTCTTTCTACCTTGAATGATAACTTCACTCTCACTAACCAATCCCCAGGGAGAGAATCGTTTCATCAACTTCTCACCAAGAACACGGTTGAGACGCTTACAGATGTACGGGATGTCGTACATCTCAATGTTCCATCCAGTAATCACATCAGGAACATCCACCATCCAATAGTTGATGAAGTCACTAAGCAGTTCTTGCTCTGATGGGCAATGACGATACTCTACGTTCGCCTGCTTATTATTGAAAGGTTTAACACCCCAAGTAATAATCTCTTTAGTTGTATAATCCTGAATAGTAATCGCCAGAATCTCTTCAGATGCAGATTCTACATCTGGGAATCCTTGTTCAGATGATACCTCAATATCAAGCGTAACAAGTTTGATTTGGCTAATGTCGAACTTGATTTCTTCTTCAGGATATTTTTCAGAAATATATTGGTAGATATATCTGTCATTTCCGTAAATCTCAAATCCATCTACACCATCATATTTTTTGTAAAACTCTCTACAATCCCGAACAGTGCCAGGATGCACTTCTTCTACAGGTTCTCCACTTAATGTTCTATACTTTGAATTCCTCTTAGACTTAACAAACAAGGTAGGAAAGAACTCATCTCTGTGCTCATACCTCCTACCATTTTCAACTCCACGAACAAGGAGTTGATTTCCAATCAATTGAACATTAGTGTAGAAACGCATTACTTATTAAGTGATTCGTATTTTTCAAGTAGGGTAGGCATTGGTTCTGAAAGCGTTAAGATTTTATCAGAACTAATCATAAACAAATCGTCACGGGCGACACCAAGCAACCAAGGGCTCATAGTCATATCTTCCGTGTTCAAGAGATATGGGTTAGTCAGTTTACAATCGGGTTGCCCGATGTCTGCTCCAACCTCATCAATCTCACTCACCAGAATCTGCCCCGTCGTCAGCAGAATCGCTTTGATTGTCTTGTCCATAGTCTACCACATCCTCGATGTACATTTCTTTAAGTTTATCTTTGGGTTCCACAATTGTCACAACCCAATCCGCTGGCACAGGAATTGTTTTATCCGCTGAGAGAGGCATCCATGGAAATAGAGATACCCTGAAAGAATTCTGTCCCTCTTCAGCAAGAACTTGAGAGTCCTTAATCTTAATTATACAAGGTTGAGTCAGAAGATATCCAACCACTTTCTTGTCAGGTTGTTCACCTACTGCCATCTCGGTAACATCAGCGATGATGTCCTCACCAGACTTGAGCAGCATCAATTTGATTGTCATAGTCAGTATTTACCTCCTGGTATTATAGCATGAAAAAAGAGGGGAGTCCACTGGATTTTGCCAGTGTCCCCTCTGCGGCGACGATATTCAATTATATTTAGAACCAGTCTTTACGCTGGTGATGAGTAGGAACAATCCTACCCAGAGTAACCACTAGTAACCCATCCTCAAAAGTAACTGATCTAACTTCCGTTTCATCGCTGAGGGTCCATGCTCTTGTGAAAGATCGTTGAGCCATTCCTCTATGGAGGTAATCATTTCCTGATTCCTCATCTTCCCTTTGTCCCTCGACAAAGAGTTTACCGTCTTGTGTGTAGACATTTACTTGCTTTTTCTTAAATCCTGCGAGTGCTAACTCAAGCCTGGATTCTGTGTTGCTAACTTGAATTAGATTGTACGGTGGATAATTACTTGTTGTCTCGTGCTGACTCGTGAGACGATCGAAGTATGTATCCATGCCAATACTATTCTTATTTAGCTTTTCCATGAGCGCAGCCATATCTGCCACGCGGTAGCGTGTAAGTTCTCCCATTTTACTTCTCCTTTTAAAGCGAGATTGTGTTGTGTGAACCCTTTCGGCGTTCAAGTATATTTATAACAGAAACACAAAAAAAGAGGAACGGTAACAACCGAACCTCTTTATGGGGGTTTCCGACATTGTAGAGTGCCGCACGAATGGCACGTTACTATTTAGGACTCTTCTTGCTGTTTACCTTTCTTGCCGATGTTATACTTCTGTTCCAACACCCAATCAGACTTGTCTTTATATGCCAGCACTTTGATTTGATTCAGAGGAGCAATGTCAAGTACAGAATTTTCATTCACAACACTAATCAATCCCCAGTCTGTAAGAAGTCTTGTAATACGGTTACGACGCTGTACATCATTCACGGTGAGATTAGCGTGCTTACCATCCAGGGCAAACAATTCTTTGAAGTGTACAATATAATACTTACCTTGCTTGTGCAAAATGTGGCAAGATTGATAGAGTTTCTTCTCTTTGCGGGATGCTACACCAATGCGAGTTAAAGTCTCGCGTACTTTTAAAAAATCATCAGGTTCATTCAGAATCACTTCTACCATCTGTTCCTGAGACCACTGTACCGTAGGTTCTACAGTATTAGTCATTTAGCGCCTCCAATATCAAGTCGTTGTTTAATAAAGTTAATCTGTTCTTGTGTCAGGATTTTTAGAGCTTGAGATGCTTTTTCATTACTATATCCATAGTATTGTTTGATGCTTTCCAAGTCTGTGACTTTTTCCTTTCGGAGCCAGGGACTGAATCTCTTCTTTTTCCTCAGACTATTTAGATAAAAAGAATATTGCATATCCTTATCTAGGAAGTGATGCTTATTCATTTCATTGGCGAACATGATGCAATCAAGGTGCCCAGACAAACAACGATTAATGATATATGGAGGGTAAGAGCTAATGTTCTCACTTAAATCTTCCTTCGTGAAGTTAATCGAATTCAACCAATCTTTGAGTTCCATCTATCGAAAAGTTAATGTTGATATTATACCTGAAAAGGCATGAAGTTTGTTGTACCGTTTGATGAGGAATAGTCCCATCAAATAATATTGCTCTGTTTCTTTTACTTAAAATCTTTTCTCCATCTTTGAATTGTGTTGCACCATCGCTGTCTTCATTATAAAGAAGCAAACTATAAACCCCAGGCGTGTCCCAGTCCTCATGATATCCCATTTCAACAGGAAAAGAACTTGTTCTAACGAACATGTTGACTCTTGCCCTTCTCACGCAAACTTCAGCATCTCCATGGAATAATGGTTTAAGAACTTTCTCAACAATGAACATATCTTCTGGATATCGAATCTCATCCTGTTCAATAATTCTACGAAAGAACTGAAACTGCTCCTCTTTGTCAGCAGCATCATTCAACTTGTACGCAACTTCCCATTGAATAATATCTTTAATGTAAGTCTCTACACTTTGAAAGATGTCTTCCTCTAGATAATTATCAATTACTTTGCAATTCATAATTAAACAATAAGAGTTCCTTTCTATCTTTCTGTTCTCTCATGTACTCACCAACAGAGCGCATCGTATACGTTAAATCAAACTCACCTATTTGGTAGTCTTGGAATCTTTCTTTGATAATGTTAGACGAATTATAAGATATGA